AGCGGGTCGAGCCATCCGCCATCTGGCGACCATGTGAGCGCCTCCGTTGGCGCAGCCTTCCAGCTTCGGGCGCTGCCATCCTCGTCCACAGCAAGCCCAACCCGCCCGCGCGCTCTGTTTGGGCGGCCTGGAGGGCGCTTTAGCGATAGCCTCGGCGCTGGGCTGCGCAGGGATTGGCTTGGGGTTTTTCTTGCGCTGACGCCCACCCACAGACCAGTATCCACGGATCTTGTTCTCGCGGCCCTGCTTGTCGTAACGCTCTGCATCGTACACTTCGATAAAAAGTTCCTTGTTCTGGAGCATCGGCGGCAAGTCAGCGGGAAATTGGAATGCCCCCGCGCCCACGGCGAACATGAGGTCCGCCAGTTGCGAGCGGCCAATCTCCACGGCTTTAGGGTTTTTGTTTTCCCACGTGAAGTTGGTGTACACGCGCCGTCCTGCGAATTCGTAATCAAAGCTCACACCGTCGTACGGGAGGATGTCGAAGCGCACGTTGAACCAATTTGAGTTCACGTCACCTTGCTTGTACTTGAACTGGCAGTCGGCAATGACGACTCGGTAGCCGCCTTCGGGCAGGAGCTTGAAGTCGAATTCCGGAGTCTCAGGTGCGGCGTTTGGATCAAACATTAGCGTTTCCTTTCATGGCGTCCCACAAGGTGGCATCTGGATCGAGGTAGACGGGTTTCAAGTCGAAGCGATTGCCTGCTACGAAGGCGGGGCTATCGCGCGTGTGCAGTTCACGGCCGGTGCCCACAGCGACTTTGCGCTTGTCGGACTCATTCTCGCGCACGATAGTCCTCGGGCGCATGAACAAGATGGCGTCCACAGACGCGCAGATCATCGGCACGACGTCTTTGTGAAGTTCGGGCTCGTAGCGGTCGAAGGACTCGCCCATAGGATCCGCGAAGGTCCTTACGCGCGTGTGACCGATGATGATGACGTTCTTCTTGAAATGGTCTTGGAGGTACTTCGTCATGCGCAGCACGCGTGCCCATTGGGCTTTGTACTCTGCATATCCCTTGCCGTAGTCGAATGCTGCGAGGTTTGGTTTGTTGTTTAGCTTGCAGATGTTCTCGGCCAGGGACTTCTCTACCTCAGTAGATGAGTCAATGATAATTGTGCCAACATCCTCGCGCCCACCAGCCCACTTCGCAGCAGTAAACATCATATCCGCGCCGTGTATTGCGATGCGGCGCACGCCAACTTCGTCGGCTCCACCTTCAAGGTCAAGCACGAGAGGTCTGTCTGCTTTGGATGCGAGAGTAGTCTTGCCGACTTTTGGCGGGCCATAAAGGAAACAGGTAAACGGCTTCTTGCGAACGCCTTCGATAATCTCAAACTCCATAAAACCCCTTTCTACCCATTGGAACATTCGTTGCAGGAGCGGAACGTATGTGAAGCTCGGTAACGTGTCAAGTTCACGGAGGATGATTGACGGCCGGGGCTGCTGATGGTTTGATATGCAGACGATTCCCAAAAAGAAGAAACCCCAGGAGGGCAGCCTGGGGTGTTAAGATACAGAACACCATCGACGGAGTTCGTTTGTGACTATACAGGGTTGTTTGAATGCTTGCAAGGGCACCTTAATTGGTGTTCTTTGTGAGGAGATGCGCGATTATGTCGCCGTCTATTATCCAGAATTCGCGCTAGCAACGGCGCTTGTCATTCTGCAGGGGGTAACGCAACGCGCGTTCCTTCCGCCGGGAGGTCACCTCGTAGGGTACCACGTACTAGTGGGACCTCCGGGCTGCGGCAAGAACGACTACCTGTCGTTCGCCTCGATGTATCTCAGGGCTACGGACGAGAAACTTGTGGCGCGTGAACCGCGTTCCGGTGAGGCCATCAAGGCGACGCTTGCGGAGTTCCCTTCGCGTGTGCTTATCGCTGACGAGGTGGGTGCCGTCATCGCCGAGGGAAGTAACCCCAAGTCGCGAGATCCTGTAGCGAAGAGCATTTGCAACCTGTGGCTTGAGCTGTGGAGCCCCCGTGATGTGCTCGCCGGCTCGATGGCGAAGGACGCAACGAAACGCGTGGATGACGTCCACCACCCGCGCTGGTCGATGCTCGGGGCGATGACAGGCTCAGACCTTGACCGCATTTGCAGCATTCCTGAGTTCGCAGCGAAAGGGCTGTTCTCGCGCGTGTGCATGTGGCCTGTGCGCGAGGCTATCCAGCCCGGTTACAACCCCGCCAAGGGCTCCGCAAAGCCCAGCCTGGCCACGCTAGAGAAGCTGAAGGCATTGGAGAGGCGCGGGCGGGTTGGGCTTGCTGTGGACGAGGATGGCAGCGCCCGAAGCTGGAAGGCTGCGCCAACGGAGGCGCTCACATGGTCGCCAGATGGCGGATGGCTCGACCCGCTGGCGCAGTTCCGAACGCGGTGGGATGCCATGGGCGCCCGCGCCCTTAATGACGCCGAGCACCTCGACGTGGTTTCTGGCATCGTAGGGCGCGCGAAGTCCAAGGCCCTTACGTTTGCCTGTCTACACGCCCTAGCGAGCGGCAGGGAGGCTCTTAGCCTGCCAGACGTCAATTGGGGCTACGGGCTTGCGTGGGATCTCCTTGAGGCTGACCTAGCCCGTCTGCATATCCAAACCGAGGAGGAACGGACGCGAGAGGAGGTCATGGCAATCCTTCGCGCATACCCTGGCTGTGTCATGTACGTAGGCGACCTAAAGAATGCCCGTCGCCATCTCAAAAAAATGGAACGGCGCGCCCTTGATGACATCCTGCGGTCCATGGAGAAAGACGGACTGCTCGCTATGAGTGCAGGTCCACGGCGCGGAACTTGCATGGTCGGCCTGCCTCCGGAGAGGGAGATCGGCGACGCGGACGACCCTCCGCCCGGTCGCGGATACGACTCTGTTACGCAAGCTCACTAGTCGGACGGCCCTAGACAAGGGCCGTTTTTCACGTTAAAACAAAAGCAAGTCCGGTCGTAATCCTCAGTTCGTCGGACTAGTCGGACGTTGTCGGACGCCCCCCGTCCGACGACTTGATCCGGTGGATGCTGAAGAACTTTCGTTGTCGGACATTCGGACGCAATGTAGGGGGGTAGGGAAAAATCCACGTATGGCCATGCCTTATTTTAAGGCATGGGTAGGGGGAGCCGTATATTCTAGGTCATATAAGGGCCACAAAAACGGGCAACGCTCAGGCGTTGCTCTTTTTTTGCGCTAGCCGTCCGGCCAAGGTAAGGGTTGCGGCTAAATTCTTAAAATCTCCTCAGACCCCCCTTTGATAGCGTCCGAATGTCCGACGAGTGTTTTTGTTCAATGGCACCATGAACAAGTCGTCGGACGCCCCCCGTCCGACTAGCGTCCACCCGTCCGACGAACTCAATGCACTGTTGATGTGCATTGGTTTGCAGCAAGGCGGTAGACGGTGCCGTCTGCTGATCTGCCGACATCCCGGTAGACCGCTTGGCGAGCGCCACCGACTGAGGCGAAGTCCCGCTAGCCGCCCCTGGCGAGGTCATGAGTCTCTTCAGCGGACTCAGCAAAAAGCTTGAGCCCGACGCGAGAACTTTGCGCTTGACGATTTTGTGACTTCATGGTTTGCGTGTATTCTGTTTTGTATTCAAGCTTACGAAGGAGCAACATAAGATGACTATGATAATCAACAAAAAGAAGTACGCCTCTCTAAGGGAAGTCGGCGAAATGCTTGATTGCTCTACAGCGCGGCTCCGCAAGCTTCTCGCCGAGCAGCGCATCCAGGGGGCCATCAAGAGCCCCACGGACGCATGGTATATCCCCCTGCCCGTCCGCATCGAGTGCTCGGATCGACGCTCTCGCAAGATTCCTATGAGGGCCTATTGACTCTTTCGTTGCGGGGCCGTAATAGACAGACACCGCTCACAAGGGCGGCAACTCCTACCGGAGAACAGAAATGACTTGGCAAGAAGATCGTCTTATCGAAGCACGCAAGGCTGTGATCAACGGCCGCATATACGACCCCGCGAAGGCGGAGCTGCTCCAATGGACCGAAGGCGGCACGCGCGTCACGGGCTACTTTTGCAAGAGCAACGGCGAGTTGTTTAGCCTCGCGGTCGATCAAGGCCACCGTGAGTATCACACCGGCCAAGAGCTGATAGATCGCGACTGGCTCCGTTGCGTCTCGCCGATTCCTGATCGCGCGATCAAGTTTCACGGACTCACTGAGTGATGCGCCTTTGGCGCGGTAGAAAGTATAGTGCCGTGATTGCGCTCCTCGGAGCGCGTTTACCTCCCCGGAGAACAGAACATGACCGCCAACTCGAAGAAGTATTGCGCTCCTGACGGCGCCCTTTGGTGGACGAAGCCAAGCCAAAAGTGGCAAGGCGTCAAGAACGTCATGATGCGCCGCCCAGGCGAAGCCTCGGGCACTTGCGTCGGCAACATCGAGCAACCACATCCCGGCTGCGTCGATATGTATGACTGCGCGTTTGTCGCGAAGGGCAAGCCTCGCAAACTCCATGAGCACACACAAGGCGCGGTCGTTGTCGAGTCTTTCGCGCAATGGTTAAATAGTTAACTCCCTCCCCGGTAGGAGCGGGGCACCTAGACAATTAGCTCTTGCCTTTGGTGCCTTGCTCCCCTCCTTCTCCAGCGAGATCCTAGATGCCAACTCGCGCACGCCTCCCCGACAACCTTTTGCCTCGCGCCATGCTCACCCGACGCGAAGAGACGCTTGGCCTGCATGAGTCAGGCGAGCTTCTCAAGATCCATCGCTATATCGGTCAGCGCATTGCCGACCTCGGCGTCGAGTGCGACCACGAAGGCGGTCTGTGGATGCACGACTCGAAAGCCTCAGACAACCTGTTGTGGCTCCTCTTGCGCGCGGACGTCGAAGCGCAAGGCTTTTGCATCAGTACGGCGACTCTTAAGAAGACCGTCGAGCATTCGTTGAAGCTCATACGCGATGCCAGTAAAAAACATGCACGCCCTGGCACCAGGGTCGTTACGATATTTCAAGAATAGAATTCCTTGGATTTCCCAAGGATACCACCAGAGGGTTACACATGTCCGCAGCACTCGCACGCAATTACACCATTATCATCGACAAGTCCGGCTCCATGAGCACCGCAGACGTCAACGGGAAGAGCCGCTGGCTCGCCGCTCAAGAGTCTACGCTCGCAATCGCGCGCCACGTCGAAGCTCTCGACCCAGACGGACTGACCGTTTACTTCTTCTCCGGCTCGTTCAAGCGCCACGACAACGTCAAGTCTGACGCGGTGGAAAAGGTGTTCAAGGAGCACGCACCCCTCGGCTCTACCGCGCTGCATCTCGTGCTCGAAGACGCGCTTGCGAAGGCGCAGAATCCAGAGACGATCCTCGTCATCACGGACGGGGAGCCCGATGACCGTCAGGCCGTCGAGAAGGCTATCGTCAACGTGACGAACAAGATTGAGAACGGCGAAGAACTCGCTATCTCCTTCTTCCAGGTCGGCAGCGACGCCTCGGCGCAGAAGTTCCTGCAAGGTCTGGATGACGACATCAAGGGCGCCAAGTTCGATATCGTGGACACAAAGACCTTCACGGAAATCGAAGCCATCGGAATCGAAGCCGCCCTGCTCGCAGCTATCAACGACTAAGGAAACAAGAATGTCCACGCTCATTGTTGCTCTCGCGTTCCTTGCTTACGTGATTTACCGCGACGGCGAGGCCATTCGCCGCAAGATTAAAGCGTGGCTTGCACGCGATTAAGCTCCATGGTGGAGGGGGCGGCCAAAGGGTGTGCAATCGGCGGTCGCTTCCTTCACTCAATTCACTAGAGGAAACAGATGGAATTCGTCAAAATAGAGAGCATAGACGAAGCTTTCGGTGCTGCTAAGCGCAGAAGCCTGTGGGTAATGCAGAACGACCGTTTTCTAAAAGCGTATGGATTTAGCGAAACTAAGGGAGTATCACCCTCGATCGCTAGCGTCACACAAGAGCTTATGTTTTGTAGCAAAGCTAATGTTCACAGCCGTGGAGAAACGCTGGAAAATTGGCAACCGTGTAAACTAAGTGAACTGCACGAGAGGAAAGACTAATGACCGCATACGACGCAAAGCGCCTAGGCTTCCACAGGCAAAAAGACGGCGGCGTTGCTCAGGTGACCACGATTGCGCGGGGCAACGGAGTCGCTGGCATCGACTGTGACGGCGAGGCGAATATTTGGGACTTCGACGGCGAGTGCATGAACGAACGCGCAGGCCCGAACTACGATCTGGTAGAATATTTGGGTGAGGCCATCCGTGCCGAAGCGGCCGCCAAAAAGACGATTAAGCTAGCCCCGGTGCTACAGAAGGATCAGTACGGCAATTATTCGTTGTTTGACGGACTGTATGCGACTGAGGGGCAGGCGAAGGCACAAACGCCGGACTTCTTTCATTGGCTCATCGACACTTCCTATGCAATTCAAATTGAGGTAGACGAATAATGGCATGGTTTTTATTGCATCGCGAAGGCTTGTCCCTGATGGATGGCGAATTTGAAGTGCGACACAACGGCCCGGAAAGCGGCCCTTACACGGTTGACCTGACTACGATGGCGAAGAGCGCGGGCACGATGCGCGTGGATCTCTCTAAGCCTCGCCCCGCTTCAAAGCCCACACCTACACCTTCCAAGGAAGAGCACCCACGCGGCGTCTGGCTGTGGGAACTTTCGAAGCTGCCTCGCGACTACCTTGATCGCCTCGTCAAGTGCGGCGTCGGCCGTGTGTACCTCAAGGTCTTTGATGACGCGTCCAAGGGCGATGGCTTTTGGTCGTGGCAATGCACGCCTGAGATCATCAAGAGCTTCAACGACAAGGGCATCGAGGTTTGGGGTTGGGGGTACCATTTCGACCGGCGTACGAGTATCAAGCCGTTTGACCAGCAAGCGGCATTGAAGAAGGCGAAGGCCTGCGGCCTCGCTGGTTACGTTGTGGACGTGGAGCAAGAGGTCAAGGATCCAAAGACGCACTCAGACCTTGGCATCCTGCTTGAAGCCCTCAAGCAGGTCTTCCCCGGCAAGCTTGGCTACACGTCGTTCGGCGCTCCGCAGTTTCACCCAGAGATTCCATGGAAGCTCTTGGACCAGTGCTGCGACCTCGCGCTGCCCCAGATCTACTACGAGAAGTTTTCGTTTAGTAACGACATCAGCGAAGTCGTCGCCTGCATTCATGCTCACGAGATGCTGGGGCTCACCAAGCCCCTCCTGCCTATCTTCGGCTCTGAGAGCGACACCAAGGATCCGGCGACATCGGCGTCTCTTCAGAAATTCCTGAACCAGTATCCAGGCGCCTCTGTCTGGCGCGCACCGAATGCTGGCGAACGCGGCGAGGCGTTCAACCTGGATTATCGGGGGACGCCTCAAGGCAAGCCTGATGATGCGGACACGCCTTCGCTCCGCGAACGAGTTTGTGCGCTGGCGCGAGAACGATGCTCGAAGGGGCGCCAGCACGCTCCAGGCAATGTCATTGATGTCGAGGTCGTGGATCCGCTAAGGCCCGCCATGGTGCGCCTTGGCCACCTCGGAGCTGGCGACAAAGACAGCTTCGTAAACTGGTGCGCGTGCAACGTGACCAAGATATACCGTGACTGCGGCATCAAGGTGCCTGACGTTCCGCTGGTCAACGGCAAGCCTTTCTGGGCCACGGCGGCGCTCGTGGACACGTATGCAGCGTGGGCCAAGAGCATCGGCGCATGGCGTGCAGCCAAGGACCTCGAACCAGGGGACGCTTGCGTTTACGATTGGGACGGTAACGGCAGCTATGACCACATCGGCATCGTTCTGAAGAACAACGGCGGTTCGTTCCTCGTGGCCGAGGGTAACAAGGGCAACCGCGAGGTCATCATCACGCGTGACGCAAGCCTCTTGCGTGGCGGTGTGAACGTGGAGATGCTCGCAAGGAGCCTTGCATGATCCTCTTTCTCTCTATAGCCATCCCTGCCGCGCTCATCATCGAGTTGTCCTGGCGCTATGCACGCTGCAAGGTCCGCCTCGTCACAGAGTCCTGCCGCGCTTTCCAGATGGGCAGGAGGAAGCCATGAGGGCTGTACATTTCGAGAGGCCGATCCGTTGGCCTCTTTGCAGCAACCAGCAAGCACAATTCCTCGCGGTCCTCACAGACAAGAAAGCAAAGGTGACGTGCAAGACGTGTTTGCGCATACTGAACAAAAAGGAAACAAAATGATCCAGTCTATTGTAGAGTCTGCCGTCCGTGACGTCCTGTTTGGCAAGAGTAAGGCCGTGCCAGACCGGGCAGAAACGCCAGCCATCAAGATCGTCGTCCTTGGCCGTGGATGGATCGTGGTTGGTCGTGTTTCCTACGACGACGGCTGGACCGTGATCACTGACGCGGCAGTTATCCGCAACTGGGGCACGACGCGCGGCCTCGGAGAGATCGCCGCTAATGGACCAACGGAGAAGACCATTTTGGACAAGTGTCCGACCGTGCGCGCCAAAAACACCATCCTCGAAATGACCTGCGAGGCAGCAAAATGGACGCTGTAAGGATCAATGGCAATGGCTATGGCTATGGCGATGGCGATAGCTATGGCTATGGCGATGGCGGCGGCTATGGCTATGGCGATGGCGGCGGCTATGGCTATGGCGATGGCAATGGCAATGGCTATGGCGATGGCGATAGCTATGGCGATGGCAATGGCGGCGGCTATGACGATGGCGATGGCAATGGCTATGGCTATGGCGATGGCGCCCTAGGAGATGCGTGATGTGCACTCCACCCGAAGGTGAGTTCGTCGTGCGCCTTTTGTTTATGGTCGTAGGCGTGGTGGCAACGTTGGGCGTTGTCGTGGGGGTGAAGCTGTTATGATTCGGCGAGGCAGCGTGGCTTATCGGCGCGCGATTGGTGAGTTTGAATTCAACCTGAACGACTGCAGGCGTGTGCCAATCCGGTTCGATGCCGAAAGGCAAGTCGTCGTGCATGTGGTGCAGCGGCGTCGCCGCGTGCGTGGCCACCGGAGCAGATGGAGTGAGTGGAGATGAGCGAGATGCCAACGCCGCGCACAGAAGCTCTCATCCGCGCATGATGTGGGTGACGGCATAGGTGGCGGATGGCGAGATATCATTTGGGATGCTTTTCAAGAGATTGAATCTATGTTGCTGGCGTTTGAGAAGGGGAGGTTGTGAGAGACAAACTGAACACGACGCGCGAGGAACGGGACCTTATATTCAAGGAGTCCGGCGGTACGTGTGCGCTTTCGCAGGACTGCAACACGCTAGAAGACGAACTCGCCCGCGTGGGTGACGCCCTCGCTGACACTCGTGATGAGCTAAACAAGACAGAAGACGAGCGTGACAAGCTGCGCGAGGAGCTGACGAAAGAGCGTGCGCGGGCTTACGGTGTGAGCGCGGCAAGCCTCAAAGAGCGCGCATTAGCAGCTGAAGACGCGCACGCTGAAGCGCAGAATGAAAATGCAAGGCTGCGCGGTGAGCTGGATTCCGCAGAGCGCACCATCGCGTGGCTGCGAGACGATCAGGCGGATTTTGGAGAAGAGTTTCACAACGAGGACGAGGGGCTGATGGTCAAACTTGACCGTGTATTTGAGCACCTCGCCAGTAGACCGCCAGAAGGATGGGAGCCATGACCGAACCAAAACTCAAAACGACGCGCGCCATTCGTGAGAAACCCTACGCGACAACGGAGAATGGTTACACGTTTGCGACGCTCTGCCTTGCTTTGGGCGAAGACGCGATAACGCTGGAAGACGAACTCGCACGCGTGCGCGATCTGTACGAGATGGCTGGACTTGAAGCTACAGAGGCCCGACATCAGCGCAATCGTGCCGAAGCTGCCGAGAAGGAACGCGACAAGCTGCGCGAGGTTCTTGACACGCATCATGCAGACAGCGAAATGCGGACAAACGCCATCAGGTCGTTAACGAAAGAGCGCGACACGCTGCGCGAGGAGCTGGCCCGCGTAGACGGAGTTGGTGCACGTGCCCTCATGGAAAACCTCGCCATGCGCGAAGAGCTGGAGTCGGCGCGGCTCGTTGTTGATGCCTGCCTGTCTCAGCAGAAGGATCGCTGGGACCTTGAAACGATGGCGATGAAGCACCGCGAGCGCTACGGAGACCGCGAATGATCATCCATTGGCTCACTCCATCCGCCGTTCCAGCGTGCGGCCGTGCACTCACGGAGAACATGCGAAGAACGCGTCACCACAGCAACACGACGTGCAAGGCGTGCCGGGCGTCTGTGCTCTACAAGCAGAGGCGCAAGAATGCCACGTCCGAAACCTGACGCTGCATTCGCACGGCGCATTGGCGCGTATCTTAGGGAGCACAGGATGACCGCTGGCATGACAGGGCCACAGCTTGCGGATGCCTCGGGCGTGTCTAGCTCACTGATCTCCAAGATCGAGGCCGGCGAGTCTGCGCCCGGCCTCTCGACTCTCTTTGCGCTCGCGGACGTACTCGATTTCTCCATCGACGGACTGAGGCTCCCTCCCTCCCGCGAAGAACGCGCCGCCCGCGTGGCCGCTCTCTCTGCCGCGCGCAGGGCTGAGGCGGCCGAAGAGAAGCTCAAGGCCATTGCCCTCATCATCGCAGGGCGCGCCTGATCTCACCGGCAGTTGTTGAGGCCTATTTGCGCATGTCAATTCAACCGTGCTAACGTTACGGCATGACTAAATGTAGGCCGGGGTGTTCGCGTGGGTGAGTTTGTTCTTGTGGCGTCGGGCGCCGTGATGGCCCTGTGCGCCGTTCTCTGTGCGCTCTGTTTTCAGTTTGCGAGGGAATCTCGCCAGACGATGCGCGATGTCGAGGAAACAGGAGCCAAGCACCTCGAAAGCCTTAAGCTCGCTGCAGAGTCCATGGCCGACGCGCACAATACGTTGGTGAAAGTTCAAGCTGAGCAGGGCGCGACTCTCGATAGGCTGTCTGCTGACGTGGCGGGGAAGTCACTGAGGAGATAGATGATGTTCCATGATGCAATAGATAATGCTCAAGAAAGATAGATAATGGCAGGAAAAGGACGTCCAAAAGGAAGTCCAAAACCCCAAGGCTCAGGCCGGAAGGCGGGCTCAATCAATATTGCTCCGACCGCAAAATCGGTGGACAAAGCCGTGAGAGAGTCGGTTGCAGAGACGTTTGAGCGCCTAGGCTTCAATCCGCTTGAGGAGTTTGTGAGGCTGATGCCTCAGCTCAGCCCAGACATGCAGATGAAAGCCATCATCGCCATCACTCCCTATATCGCTGCGCCTCTCAAAGCACCCGAGACTCCGCAGCAACCTGCTTTCCAAGTGTTCGCCAACGTCGATCGCGCCGCGCTCCTGCAGGCCGTCAACATGCCTCAGAATGAAGGGGACCCGCGTGATTTTGCACGGTGAGTGCCTAGAGACGCTAAGAGGCATGGAAGCTAATTCGGTTGACTCTATTGTGACGGATCCTCCATATGGAATCCGCTTTATGGCCAAACAGTGGGACTATGACGTTCCCTCTATCGACGTGTGGCGCGAGTGTCTGCGCGTGCTCAAGCCCGGTGGACACATGCTCGCCTTTGGCGGGACGCGCACCTACCACCGGCTTGTTACGGCCATTGAAGACGCGGGTTTCGAAATACGTGATCAAATCATGTGGATTTTTGGGCAAGGATTTCCGAAATCGCGGGACGTGAGCAAGGCCATCGACAAGGAGGCAGGGGCGACGCGGGAGGTTGTGGGAGCTAAGCGTTCTGGGCTCAGTTTGAATGCCAACCTCAATGACGACGGTTGGCACAATGCCGGCAAGGGCGAGGATGGTAAACAGGTTGCCATTACGGCCCCCGCCACCGACGCCGCGCGCGAGTGGAAAGGGTGGGGCACGGCTCTCAAGCCCGCACATGAGCCGATCTGTGTTGCGAGGAAACCGCTGTCCGAAAGCACCGTCGCTAAGAACGTGCTCAAGTGGGGCACGGGCGGGATCAATGTGGATGGTTGTCAGGTTGAGGGCAAGCCTCGCACTACACATAAAGACGGGAGCTTCACGGGCTCCCGGGCAAATAAGGTCGCTTACCAAGCGTACGGCGAGGGCCATGCGAATAACGTCCCCGAAGGCCGCTGGCCTGCGAACCTCATTCTCGACGAGGAAGCCGCAGCGGCGCTGGATGAGCAGAGTGGCCAAAGCAAGTCACCGATAAAGGTGACGCGTGGAGTAGGCGCAAAAGGCTATGAAGGTGGAGCACTCGGGCGTCAAGAAGACGTGCCGTGTTACGGCGACTCCGGCGGCGCCTCGCGCTTTTTTTATATAGCTAAGTCATCCAAAAAAGACCGTGGCGAAGGCAACGTCCATCCGACATGCAAGCCCACAAAGCTCATGGCCTACCTCTGCAAGCTCATAACGCCCCCCGGCGGGCTCGTTCTTGACCCGTTCGCGGGCTCAGGAAGCACAGGCGTGGGCGCGCTTCGCGAAGGGTTTCGTTTTGTCGGCATCGAGCGTGAGGCTGAGTACGTCGAGATCGCGAAACGACGGTTGGCTGCCTCGTGAGCGCAAGGATAGACCCTGCCCTAGCGAGGCAAGCTCTCTTTGCGCAGGGCTGTCTGCACTGGTACCTGCACGGCTCACAGGCGGACGTCTACCGTCGCCTACGCGCTCTCCCCCAGACATCGCGCCAGCGCGTCGTGGAGATCTCACGTAGGTGGGGCAAGAGCGTGCTGGGCGTCGTCATGGCGCTTGAGGACGCGCTCGCCAGTCCAAATGGCCAGGTGCTCTACTGCGCGCCGTCTCTCAAGCAAGCCTCAAGCATCATCGTACCGCTCATCCGCGATGTGCTCATGCACGCGCCTCCGGGCCTTGTGACGCGCACCAAGAGCGAGTACAAGTGGACGTGCAGCAACGGCTCGGCAATCATCCTTGGCGGCTTCGATAGCGCCTCGGAGAGCTTCCGAGGGCTACGGGCGAGCGCGATCTACTGCGACGAGTCCGGCATCACGGACCCGGACGAGTTTCTCTACACGCTGCGCTCTATCCTCATGCCGACGCTGCTGCACTCGCGCGGGCCCATCACCCACCTAACGACGCCATCGCCCTACCCCTCGCACCCGCTGCATGACGAGATCATCCCGGAGTGCCAGACAGCCGGCGCTCACTTTGTGCGCACGGTTTACGACAATCCGCTGGTTGATGTGGCCACCATCGAGGCGATGAAGCGCGAAGTGGGCGGGGAAGACTCGGATGCGTGGAAGCGCGAGTTTCTGTGCATCCGAGTCATCGCCAAGGACTCTATCGTGGTGCCGGAGTTCAATCCCCAGCTTCACATCGACTCCTGCGAGCCTGTCCATGCCAACTACCTCATGGCCACGGACTTCGGCGGCGTGCGCGATAAGACCGTCGGCCTGCTCCTGGCTTACGACTTCGAACGGAACACGACGCACTTCCTTCGCGAGTTTGTTGCGGATGCGAACACGGGAACCAAGGATATCGTCGCGGGGTTGCTTGCCATTGAGCCGCGTCCTGTAGACCGCATCGTCGATGCGCCGGGCCAGCTACTTATTGACCTCAATGACCAGCACGGCTACTTTTGTCGGCAAACCGCTAAGGATGACTGGCTGGCTCAGATTAACACGCTGCGCACGGGATTTGGGCAAGGGCGCATCCGCGTGCATCCACGTTGCACGTTTCTCATTGCGACGCTCAAGGCCGCAACGTTCAACAAGACCCGCACGGACTTCAACCGCACGCAGGCATTGGGGCATATGGACGCCATTGCTGCGGCGACCTACGGCTACAGGTCCATCGACAGGACAACTAACCCCATCCCACGCCGCGTCGCAGGGCCAGGCCAATGGCAGCGGCATGTGCCTGACGAGGACTTGCTTGCGGCTGCTGCTCTCAATCCATGGAAGGCGAAACGACGATGATCACACAAGACAGACTTCAGGAAGTTCTTTCTGACGACCCAGGGACCGGAATGTCTGAATCTATCACGCACGCAGCCTATTCTGCCTTTCTTGCCGAAAGGGGTATCAAATGCGCATAACAATCCCAAAGCTCTTTGAAGTTTCGCAACTCCCGCAGAACCTCCAGAAGATTGAGCCTCTCGTTGCCTTTGTGAACGGCGCCGTGGAGCAGCTTGTCAAGGCGCTGCAAGGCCGGTTGACCTTCCGGGACAACGTGTACAGCGAGATCCGCGTCCTGACCTTCAAAAAGGGAACGGACCCGAACGCCGCCTGGACTCAGGAGTTCACGCCTGCGCAGCGGACCGTCGAGGGCCTCCTGATCCTCCAGACCGAGGCCACGGACGGGAACACTGTTGCGTCGTGGAGTTACGTTTTCTCGAGCAGCGGCGCCATCGTCGTTCATATCTATCCACGGTTGATGGCATCGACTTCAGCAATCACGGTAAAGTGTGTCGTCCTGTTTCAATAACTAACGCACCACCACGAAAGGCGTGCAGCCCATGGAAAACGAACCGAACGAAGGCACCGAAGGCACTGAGGCAACCGAGGTAACGGCAGACGAGACGATCGAGGAGGGCGCGCCTGAAGGCCCGGCCCCGCGCAAGCACAAGGTCAAGGTGGACGGGCAAGAGATCGAGGTGGACGAGGAAACACTCCTCAAGGACTACCAGCTATCCAGGGCCTCTTACGCGCGGATGCAAGATGCGGCCCGCATCAGGCAAGAGGCCGAAGCGCAGGTGGAACAGATCCGCGCCCTAGCGGAACAGACGCGCCAGGACCCGCGTACCATCTTCAAAGCCCTGGGCCTCGACGCCCGCGCTTTTGCCGAGGCGCTCCTGACCGAGGAGATTGAGAACGAGCTGCTTTCGCCTGAAGAGAAGGAGTTGCGCGAGCTGCGCGCTTGGCGTGCGCGTCAAGAATCCGAGAGTGAGGCGCAGAAGAAAAAAAGTGAGCAAGAAGCGGCTGAGGCACTAACGCAACAGGCCGGAGTTGAGATAGAGTCTGAGATAGTAGACGCCCTCAAAAGCTCCGGACTTCGAGCAACCCCCCGCACTGTGGCACGGGTTGCTGAGATGATCCTTGCGAGCTTAGACGGCGAAGGTCCACGGATGAAAGCCGCCGACGCCCTGCAGCGCCTCCAACCCGAGTACCGCTCCGACGTCGTTGAAATGCTGGAGGCCCAAGACCCCGAGACGATAGAGACAGAGTATCCGTCTCTCTACGCGAAGATTCTCAAGCACGCAGCGAATAAGGCAAACGCGCCGGTTCCTTCATTCCAGAAGGGAGTCGGCAAGAAGAAAACCACGTCGGCTCCTCGTGCCAAAACATGGGACGAGCTGATGAAAGACTAAGGAACATCCTGCCATGGCAGTAGTCTCCAGCACCCCAACAACCGTTTCCGGCCTGTTCAAGAAGGTCTATGCTTCGATCAATGAAGTATTGCCCGAAGGCTTTCCCTTCTTGGCGAATGTCGCGAAGTACGAAGCCGCCAAGAAGGCTGGCTCGACCATCGAGTACTCCATCCCACTGACGCACGAAAACGGCCTCTCTTTGTTCGGCTCGTCTGGCGACGTGCAGACCTTCGCCGACTCGCAGGCCGGTGTGGTCCGTGCGGCAACCATCACCCCGTGCGAGACCTTCATTAGCTCCAGCCTCTCCACGGCGACGCTCTCGCGCGCTGCCAAGGAAGGCGAAGGCGCTTTCAAACAGGCATCTAAGGACCGCGTGGGTCGTAACATCAAGTCGCACCACCGCTTCATTGAGCACCTTTGCCTCTACGGCCAGGACCCCTTCGGTCTTGGCCGCGTGGGTTACTTCACGGCGACTTGGCAGGGCGTGGCATTCACCAACGGAACGGGAACCCTCGCGGGTACCGCTTTCACGAACGGCGTGAACACCGCAGCCAAAAAGATCCTCCTCAACCCGGCCGACCTTGCCACCGGCATTTGGCTTGGCGCGGAGGGCATGGAGGTTCGTCAGCGCATCATCGGATCGACAGTTGCCGCTTCGGGCGCTGTGACGGCCGTTGACCTCAAGAACGGCATCATCACGGTGGACTTCACGCCCGTCGTTGCCACCGCGGTATCTTCGCACTGCCTTGAGCTCCTTAACCAGAACGGCGCATCGGGCCTCGATTTCGTTGGTGCCAAGGCCATTCTCCAGCGGTCTGGCACATTGTTTGGCATCGACAACTCGCTCTACGGCATTTGGAAGGGCGGCGAAGAAACGATCACAGGCAAGCTGACCTTCTCGAAGCTCATCGATGCCCTCATGGTTTCTTGCAACCGTGGCCTCGACAAGAACGTCAAGGTGCTGACGTCCTTCGACTCCTGGGCTGACCTCATGACCGAGCAGGCCGCGCTGCGCGACTATGATGCGTCCTACAAGGAATCTGAAGCGAAGAACGGCATGGAGGGCATCCGCTTCAAATCCATCAACGGCGAGATCGAGATCGTCCCGTCTCGCTTCGTGCGCCGCTCTGACACTTTCTCGTTCGCCGATGGCGACTGGCGCCGTGTGGGCTCCTCTGACGTTACAATGAAGGTGCCCGGCGTCGAAGACGGCGAGCTTATCCAGAAGCCCATTACAACCAACGCTTTCGTGTTCCGTTCGTACTCTGACCAGGCGCTTATCTGCCTCGCTCCTTCGCAGTCGCTCTACATGGGCGGCATCGATCCTCTCTCCGCTTCTTGATGCGTGTGGACGTGTGATCTCTCCTACGGCCCTGCTGCAAATGCAGCGGGGCTTTTGGGTTAACGGCAGGAGTTGTTCAATGGATGCAATGACAGTAGCAAAGAAAAAGGTTCTCGGGGACCTCATCCGCGAGATGCGCCGACGCATGGTGGAAACAGACGACGCACCTGCTCTCGATGAGGCCGTCGATGTGATCAACGAAGACACGGAGGCTGACGATGCCTCGCTCGATGAGTCCCTTGAGGGCGACAGCGCGGAGTCCGAGACGGTGAGCGCGCCCCGCAAGGGCGTTACCATCACGCTCGCGGCCATCAAGAAGGCCCCCCCTAAGCCTCTCAAGATGAAGAGCGAGCTGCCTGATGTGCTACAGGCTGCTTTGATGGGCAAAGAACGCTTCAAGAAAAAGGCCTGACACATGAACGCCGACGAGCTGCTCGTTTCCGTCAAACGTGCGACGGCGCTTCCGGCGTCGCAGATCCGCCTTTCAGATACGGACCTTCTCGCCCTTGCGGACGAGGAGATCCAGACCCGTCTGCTGCCGATGCTCACGGAGCTGCGCAGCGAGTACCTCGTAACGGCGCAGGCGCTCCCGCTCACCCCGGGCCAGACGGTCTATGCCATCCCTTACCGCGCGGTGGGCCGTTGCCT